TACAATTTCGTAAATGATAATAAAAATTGATATTATAATATCTTTATATAACACAACAAAGATGATTATTCCAATCAAGTGTTTCACCTGCGGCAATGTCATTGGGGATAAATACAGATACTTTAAGAAACGTGTATCTGAATTAAAATCTGAAAGTGGTGAATATAAAAATGATAATGTTGTCTATCTTACAAAAACAACTAAGGATAAGACCCCGGAAGGAATAGTAATGGATGAACTTAGGTTGAATCGTCAATGTTGCAGACGCCATCTATTGACACATTGTTGATATAGAATAAAATAAATATATATTATATATATATAATGCCCAAAATGCGTAATGGTTCTATCCCCTCACTCTCTAGAAAAAATCATGACCCCAGGTGGAATGAGGGTAGTGAAAGAATTGTGTAGTCCTGCCTATATATACCTGATTATTTCTATTATTGCGATTATAGTCGCAATGTTCCAAAATGTCGGAAGAACCAGATCCTACACTTTTTGCGGATATAGACTGAATGTAGAGAATACAGGAATTGTTTTCCTCATTAAGGGAATTATTGTTGTATTCTGGACAATTGTTCTTGATTCTTTGTGTAAGAATGGATTCACACAATTATCCTGGTTACTCCTGGCGCTACCATTCATAGGGTTCCTTTGTGCGCTTGTTACCATGAGTACTCGTGAAGGGTTTAAGACTGCTGGTAAGGAGTCTCTTAAAGAACCATTGTTAGGAGAACTACAAAAAATGGGCGCCTCCATGGAGGGAGATGATGAAGAGGTAGAAGATGACAACGAGGGATTTAGAAACATTAGACGAAGACGCTAATTCTCAACGTGTATACATTTCAAAACAAATGATAAGATATAAATAATATAATTTATATTTTAGAATGATTAAAATATTTACTTAATATATAATGGCAGACCTTATGGCATATTTCGGACCCCTATCGCAAGAATATTGCCTCTATTTTTACATTCTATCGGCGTTTTTCGGAGTTTCTTTTGTTTTCACTATTATAGGGATTGTATATTCGATAGTTTCTTCTCCTAAAAAAGTTGATGCACACTTCCTTGTAACTGCGATGACATTGTCAATCAACACATTCTTCATGTATTTCATGTACCGTCTCCTTAACACCATGTGTATGAACAGTACCTAATTTTTTATTAATGTATGTAAATATTTTCTATATTATCTAGCATACATTAATGACGCCATACCGGATGATATCGTTAATATATTATACCGATGTTCTATAACATATACGTCATACGTGTATTTGTATATACTCCAATTTGACTTATTGGTTCCGATAACACCTAGGTTTGGTTCACAAATGGTATATGTCGTAGCGTTTGGGTCAAGCGGTGGTTCGGATGTTGTCACTTCAAGTTCGATTTTTCTAAATTTACTTGTATTAATCGCACCAGATGGTTGGAAATTATAAGGATCTGTGTTAACACCGAAGTTGTAGGAGTATAGACATTCTGGTCCATTTCCATTCGTACGCGAATATTTTTCGATCCATTCATAAACACTTGGATTCATCTCATTTTCTCTATATTTTCCATCGAAAATAATAGCAAATCTTGTCATTATCTTTTTAATATTATTGTAACTGTATGGTCCTGTGATATATATAGGGTTATCAGTAGAATCAACTGTAGGGATATCCACCCCACTGTATTGGACAGAATTTGTTGATGATGGGCGTTCTACATTGTCTGGTACCACCGCACTGTAGTTCCAATTTGAATAATTAGTCCACTCATTTCTATCTTTTACATCAGTTCTCCGAAAATACCACATCCAATCGGATACCATTCCCATACTTTTCAAGTCCAACCTCTTTGTTCCAACCACGTTATTGAATGTTGTCTCATGGACCTCCTTTATAAGATATTGTTGCTTTTCTAAACGGAATACATGTCTCTCATCATCATCAAGAAACCCATACGTAGATATGAGATGTATATCAGCATCCCATCTTGTTCGTGTATCATCATAGTCTAAGTCTATATTATCTGGTGGATGTATAAACCTGTAAAACGTGTGAAGTGTGTTAGAAAAATCGGGTCTTATACGAGTTCGTGTTTCAAGGTCTAATATAGTAAATAAATCCTGAATAGGTCTTATAATAATCTCTATCTTCACCTCAGAATATTCAAGACTTACTAATGGTAGTGCCATTTTAGACGTCATGGCGAACCATAGGTGTAATGGAATCACTACTTGTCGACCTCGTATAGACGGTTCAGGGATGGTATCGACACTGATTGCGGGCAATGTGTTTGGGTAACCACTTCGATCTAACGTGTTTGCTGGATCATACATATCGGGTGTATTACATGTCATCCGATCATATAGTTCTTTTTTAGAAGTATCAAAATCTCTTGATACAATATTGTGTAGGTATTGTCCACTTACACGCTGGATGATTTGTCCACCTATCGTTAATGTAACCTCATCTATCATCATTGTTCCCAAATTTCTAATCCATTGAAATTCGTAAGGTACCCATTCTCCTGATTCATTATAATAGATTGGACTCCATATAGAGGGAAGATTTAGGCATAAATAGGTATCCATAAGCAAATCCGCGTGGAACGGAACCTTAAATGTAAACGTAGTTGGTTCGGTCATACCAATGTCCCGATCACCTTCCATGTCCAATCTAAATTTTTGTAACCCAAAATTAGTATGTTTTGCGTATGTACCCTTGAAGAAGGTTTTTGACGGGTTACCATTCAGGTGTATATTCTCATTACCAACTGAAACCAAATTTAATAAACCACCGGGCATTATAAGATATATATAAAATTATTTAAGTTAATGTAACATTATAATATATGAGTTCCAAAAAAATTGGAAAAACTGTTCTAAAGATGGCGAATAATATACCGCATATAGGAAAAAAAACAATGGTCATCTTTATTGTACTTGGTATTCTTATACTAATTGTATATTCATTGAAGACGCTTTATCCCAATAGTTACAAAGAAGGAATGATTACATTGTTTCCTAAGAAAACTGGTGATTGTGACAAGATTGATAAGGCATATCATGAGAAAACCACGAAAGTGGAATCTGTATTCGGGGATAAAACCAGATTCCTATTAAGAGATTATTACATAAAGGCTGCGTATAGCGCATGTTCAACCGGTAAATTTCATGGAGGATATGTTGATACGTGCGCACTAAAACATTGTATCAAACAGGGTGCGAGGTTTCTTGATTTTGAAATATATTCGGTTGATGGTGAACCAGTTGTCGCATGTTCTGCGAATCGAGAAAATGAACCTACCATGAAAGGTTCGTACAATCACATACCATTTGATATTGTAATGAGAACCGTCAATGATTACGCATTTATCTCTAAACATAGTCCGGTACATGAAGATCCTCTTTTGTTACATTTTAGAATAAAGATCATAGACGAAAATCTCGCACCAGTTTATGATAAAATGGCGGATATCATTGTAAAGAAATTAGGAACCAAATTATTAAATAGGAATTATGTAAATGAATTTAATGGGAAAAATTTAGGAGATAATTCGATAGATTCCTTTAAAGGAAAGGCGATTATCATCGTTGATGCTTCAAATGAACTATTCAGAACTACGAGATTAAAAGAAATCACAAATACATCCACTAACTCATTATACGCGCGTTTGTATAAGTATGACTCTATGTCTAATATAGATGAAGACGATGATTTGGTTGAATACAATAAAAGAAACATGACATTTTGTATTCCAAAAAGTGGTTCACGTCCACTCAATCCTGACTTTTCAGAATCTTCTAAATTAGGTACACAAGTTCTTGCGATGTGTTATCAAGAGTATGATACGAATATGGAAGCATACCATGAATATTTTAATAGCAATCAACGCTCCTTTATTTTGAAACCTACCGATTTGAGAGCACCTATCGAAGTAGAACCAGAAATCGTACAACAGGATCCAACATATTCATATGCTAACCGAGAGGTTGGTTTAGGTATTCCAGGGGACGAAGTTGACTATGTAGTATAATATTAATCTCTTATTATAGTAATTATGGTAAAAAATACCTTACATGAAAAAAACGACGTCAAAGAATTAGACATATTGCGTGAAGCAGTGGAGCATATAGAGACTAATATGGGAAAACGTCTCCTGATGTCGGATACTGTGAAACGAATCATCGAAATCCTAGAGGGGTTTTTAAGAAAAAAAAAACTGGTTTGTTATGGTGGAACTGCCATCAACAATATACTTCCACAGGAAGATCAGTTTTACAACAAAGATGTTGAATTGCCTGATTACGATTTTTTTTCACCTACCCCTATTAAACACGTGAAAGAATTGGCGGACATATACAAAGCAGAAGGATTTATTGAAATTGAGGCGAAAGCAGGAATGCATCATGGTACATACAAGTTGTATGTAAACTTTATGCCGATCGCAGATATTACTCACATTGTCCCAGAATTATTTAATTATACTAAGAGAGAATCAATACGTATCGACGGTATCATGTATGCACCCCCAGATTTTCTAAGAATGTCAATGTATCTAGAATTATCTAGACCACAAGGTGATGTATCTAGATGGGAGAAGGTATTGAAACGACTTATTCTTTTGAATAAACATTATCCAATTAAATCGACAAATTGTATAGATGCGTTCTCAAGACAATATGAGGGTAAACAAGACCCCGAGATTATCATTAAAACGATCAGAAATACTGCGTCAAATTTAGGTCTAATTTTGTTTGGTGGTTTCGCAATGGATTTATATAAGGATTATCTCCCCAGATACAAAAAAAATAAATTTGTCTTTAACCCTGATTTTGATATTTTGGCAGAAGATCCATTGCGGAGTGCGAGAATAATAAAGGAACGACTCTTACAAGAAGGTATTAAGAATATAAGAGTAATTAAAAAAAAAGGAGTAGGGGAAATCATATCGGTACATTATGAGGTGATTGTTGACAAAGATACCGTAGCATTTATTTATAAACCCATTGCGTGTCATAGTTACAACACAATCATGATTGGTGATAAAAAACTAAAAATTGCTTCCATTGACACCATGTTGAGTATGTACATGGCATTTGGTTTTGTAGATAGACCATACTATAACAAGACGAGACTATTTTGTATGACACAGTATCTGTTTGATGTTCAAATGAAAAACAGATTTAAACAAAAGGGATTACTCAAGCGTTTCGGTATGGCATGTTATGGTCATCAAGATACACTTGAGGACATACGAGCAGAAAAATCTTTAAAATTTAAGGAGTTATCAAAGACGAGTCCTGAATACGAGGAATGGTTTATGAAATACACACCATCTGGAAAGCGGACTACAAATGCCGGCACTAAAAAAAATACTTCTAAAAAGAAGAAGGGTAAAACCAGAAAAAGATAATATATTTTATCTGAAAATATAAATCATATGTTAATATAAATGTACATCATGAAGAATATATTATTGATATCAGTATTCTTATTTTTGACTCTATATGGATCCATCATTCTATTTAAACCAACGCTTATATATAAAGAAGACGGGACTATAAGAGAATTTGGAGTAGGATACAGAAATAAAACAGTAACTCCTTTATGGTTTGTATCTATACTATTAGCAATATTATCCTACATATCGATTAGATACTATGCCTTATATATGAGTTAATCCTCGGGTGTAGTAGTCTTTTTTTTCTTTCTACAGTCTTGTGATAGTATGTAATTTCTTCCAATAGAAAAAGAAACAACCGAAAGCAATATGAACCATACCGCAAACGATATGTTATATTTCATGTATACGAAACGCCTAAGTCTATCTAGATTATCCAACTTGTTATTATCCGACAATGTATCGCCCATATTTTTTATAAATGTTTCTATATTATCAGGAGTAAGATTGTTAAATATAAGGGTTGGTTCAGTCGTCAATCGTATCATTATATCGCTTAACTCTTTGTTTCCATTGACATCCTCTGGGTTCTTAAACAATGCTGCTAGGACACCATCTAGTCCGGATAGGCGGGCAACAGCGTACCCGAACGTATTCGAAAATGGAGACAACCATCCGGGAAATGCTGTTAAAATCAGATAGGTGGATACATATAATAGGATAGATCCAATTGTCACAATGGTAAGGGTAGATGCCATTCCGGTTGACCTACACCCAAAACTAGTCACCATATTTAATACAAATTGCCCAATAAGTAAAACAATAACATAGAAAATTTTTAGTATAGTGGGATTGATCGTCTCGTATCCAGTCATCATTGGTATTATTACATATAAAGCAGAAACTGATAATATAATCAACGTTGAATACATTATATTATATGAATAATATTAAATACAATAATAATTGTATTTATTATGATTAATTGTAATCTAGTCGAACCATACGTCAAACAAATTATGAATAATAGACTAACTGAACATAACAATATCGTGCTTCATAATCACTATATATCATTCAATACAATGATGATGATGATTCTTGTCGCCTGTACCGGAATATTTTTGTACGTTACCCGAACTCACAAGTTATCTCCAGAAGATATTAGACACAATAATATCCAAAAATACAAGTATATAAAGGACAAGGCGAAATATGTACAGAATCGAAAGGAAACGTGGAACAATCATCCTGAATTATTAACGCTTTCGGGTACCAAGTAAAATATAAATAGTATGTATGGATGAAGAATTAAAACTTGCGTTAACGAATTTCTATACATTGAAACGCGACTATGAGAAAACAAATAAGGGAAAAATAATGAAGAAATGTGTAGTATGTAAACAAAATGGCGGGACTGTTTTCACACAAACTAAAAACAGACTTACTGCACTATGTGGTTCATCAACATCTCCATGTAGACTACATATAGAAATTTTGCGTGGTTTATGTGAAAATATAAGAGAAACATTTGATGATACATATGAAGAATATGTATCGATACGAAAGGACATTATAAAAAGAAAATTACAACACTTATACAATGAATTCGATGACATATCAGATATACCGGGTTTATTAGATGAATACAAAAGTATAGCAAATTATAAATCAGAGTTACATAAAGATCTACTTGAACGAATCAACAATACTAAAAACATCGGATCCATTAAGGAAAAGAATACAGAAATGGAAAATATATTATCCGTCATTTCTGAAAAGATTAAAACACATACTCCATCAAACTCAAATATAACAGATATAATAAAAATATATCAATCGGATGTAATGCCCCTTACAGTGGACCGCATGAACCTAAAATATAAATCTATACAACTATATAAGGTCCGGTCGGAGAAAGATAATCCCATATATGATCCTGGAACGATCGCATTAATACAACGAATATATGATAATGAATCAATGGAAATACAGACACTTGATCCAACGATCATTTCAAATGTTGTATCAAAATAGATAGTCATAATGCGTATATACGATGAAATAATATAATCCTATTATTTCATATGCAGGCAATTGGCACAACTGATATTGGAACACTCCCTTCGGCAGGTGGTCAAGACATATTACAAAATACACTTGGTAATGTATCAAATGAAAAAACCAATGTGGATATAAATACGGTGGTATCAGATATACAGAGAGCAAGTCAGACGGGATTATTGTCTCTCCCAAACAAAGATATTCCTTCTACAAAATCACATATAACAATGGATAAGGAAACAGTTACAAATTACATTCCAGAAACGCCCAATACCGATTACATACAAGATGATCAAACTTTACATGACATACAACAAAACAACATGAAAAATAATGACACATGTGATTATATTATAGATGAATTTGGGTTACCGATTGTAATATCTATTATCTATTTTATATTTCAATCGACAAAAACGAAAAATTATCTGTATAAGGTCATTCCACAGTTACACGGGTCCGATTCTATACCAACCACACACGGTTACATGGTAATTAGCGTTCTTTTCGGATTAACAGTCTATGCGGTGAATCGAGTATTATACAGATTTAAATTGTAAATTTATTCGTCATCTTCATTGCCGGCATTATCATTATCTTCACCTATATGAGATATATCGTTTATCTCTCTATCTTCCATCATTGTTGCCAATTGCTCACTGTCATAAATATCGTTGTTTAGTCTTGATATCATATCAACACTTCCATTCATTATTTCTCGCTGTAATTGTTGGTCCATGTCATCTCTCTCCTTGTCGTACATAGACCCTTCATATACACGGTATCCTTTTTGTTCACCCAATGACCATTTACCTAATTTGTATTGTTTAAATACCCGCTCGACTTTTCTAGCGTCCTCTGTCATATCTTTCAAATAATCTGTCATGATATTCTTCTCCTTCTCTTTTGCTCTCATAATACGAGTCATTAGAGAAGTATAGTTGTAATTAATACTATCTTTATCATTACAAATCATAGTTAATAATTTTGTAGTAAATCTAGAAGTCATATCTACAAGTGTTGTTCTATCTGATAATGGATGTTTTTCAGACGCTAGATGCGACAACTCATTTAATTTCATTAGCAGTGTTACAATACTGTACCTGGAAATCATATCTGTCAAGACATGGTCGATGCCATATTTCAATGTTTCTGACCTATTATATGTTATTGATGAGATAAACCGATGTACATGTCTTGCTCTATCTACATAATCCGATAAAATTTCAGAAAATAATTCATTTGAATATAGAGATGACATCGGTTCGTAATATTTCTTAATCATTGCGACAAAATCGTCACTGTGACGCTTTGAAAGATTCCAATGTTTTGGTGGTTTTATAGACGTGTAATCTACACCATTTACGATCACATTTGGAAGCGTCACTGATATCTCATTCAATAATAGTTTTGTAAATTCGTGTTCGCGTACTCCAGTTTCGGTTTCAATGTCAACTACTCGTCCAGTCCCAGTAGCGGGAAATTTAAGGAGTGTCTGTAAACACCGGTTCAGTTTCTGTATTTCTTTACGGGGCATCCCATTTGACGATAGCATTGATATCAGATTTTCTTGTATCGTTGCGATTTCTTTACTGAGATAATCCTTCATTTTTCGGACATTAGCATCGTATTGGTCGGACATGTCTGGATCTACAATATTATACATCTGAGTAAGAAAATCAACCGGAAATATTTTATCATCTTGTTTATTCATCTCATACAATATATTCATCAAACGATTTAACGTTCCTATCTCATCGTGTCTAAATTTTGAATAAGTAGTTGTTCTTTTATGTATTTGATCTAGAGTATCTTGATTGTAATCCTGTCCATCTTCCTTTAACATACTTATTTTTTCATCCATGGATGAATATGGATCATAACTGGGAGGACGTGGTAAACATACTCCATTTAATGTCGATGGTAGAATGGATGTTGTATCATAGTTACATCTATGAATGATGAACTGATATATGTTTCGGTCTGATATTATATTTCTGTCTATCTTCTTCAATATTCTTTTTGTACTTCCATCATGAAAAATTTGTTTAGGTTTGTTCATTTTTCTATTGATATCCAATGATTGGGTCAAGAGTAAAGATATAGTATGGTATTTTTTAGCGTCTGATGATTGATCCATAAAATATTCAATAGGTGATTGTATGCCATAACAACACGCATTTTGATTATATGGTTCACCTAAATGATTAATGAGGATAGGATTATTTGTTGTAACATCCTTTCGAACTACACTTTGTACTGATTCACGAATAAGACTGGCAATTTGAATAACTTTCGCCTTTAATGAAAATACATTCATTCCATCGGGGCGATCACCAGTGATTCCGCGCATCACTGAATCTGGTATCGCTTCTATTGCTCGTGTAGATGTTTCTATTAATGGCGGCAGAAATGTCGCCATATTATTCGATGTCATTACATCGCCTTGTGCCACATCAACTTCATGGTAACTAATCCTCTGATCAACCATTTCCTTTATTTTTGGGATGGGTAATATGAATTTCTCAATCATTCCGCGAATATTCTCGGCAATACTCTTCTTTCCCATTTTAGATATTCCATTCCATGGTTCAATAGTACTTTTTAAGTTATTCGCAATACAGGATATATAGTCAATGCCACTTATGGTATCATCATCGTAGGTTGGGTACCCACCAAATGACTTCTTACATCCTGGATATGATGTTTTTGATACAATCGTTGGAATAGTGGTTTGGATATATACATGTAGATAAGAAAGTGTAATGATGACCATCGATTTGGCGTATATTATGGGTCGTTTCTGTCTGGCAATTTCACTTTTGGATGCCTGTATTCTAAGAGTATTGTCTACATCAGATAGCAACTTTAAGGAATCGGTCACAATATACCCTAACCGATCATCGGGTAATTTTATAGACATGAATTTTACAAGGGCATTTATTATACTGTTTATTTGCGATTCTTCCTTAGAACGGTATGCCTCTGGAGCAGGTTCTTTCATAATAACATCGGCAATATCATCATCCATAATTGATCTGGATATATCCTTGAACCCTTCATCCGTGTATCCATCCGATGTGTCGAATGGTCGAGACATTATAATATATCCACTATGTTTGTCTACAATATGACTGCCATTACCACTCATAGTTCCTTGTTCCGAAACAATTCGGTTCAATATATACTCATAATCATTTCCAGTCATATGCGCCTCCCCTAAACGAACTAAAAATACAGGTAATAATTTAATCCCCGACGTCACACAATAAAACCAGTAAGGGTTCTCATCCATGTATGATGGTCTCGTGTATTTTGAAGCAAATTTTAAAATATCCCGATGTTTTTTGGAAAAATCCTTCTGAGAAAGAATTTCATCTCTCAATAATGCGTGCGGAGATTCTGATTTTCTTTCATATATACTCGTTAATTGTGGAAGTGGACGCTCCCACTGTGTCAATTTTAGAACCAGATTACTATAGAAGTATTTAGCGCTCTTTCTCGAAAATACAATCTTCCATCCGTCGGGTAATACAACATTCCGTTCTGTATCGATTTTCAAACTTATTATACCAGTATCATATTTCAACCTCTCTTTTAATCGACGCATATTTATTATTTTTGCGAATTTTGTAGACGACTCTATACTACCCCTGATTGAATTTATGTACGCATCTAAATTGAATCCATTATTACCCTCTGGCAATGGTTCCGTAATTGGTTCTGATATTTCCTTTGCTTCATCCTTACTAACACATTTATCTTTAATGGATATACATTTTGCCGATATGTTACAAAACGACATGTGATCGCCACTCTCTTCATCAATTATTTCCCATACAAGAGAAGGAGATCGTTTAAAATACTTGTCCCCTTCGTCCGTTTTAAGGACGGCATAGTCCCCGACATTTACTTGTTTTCTACCAACTGATATATATTCAATCTCTTTCATTGCTAGATCTGGTGTAAATCCATATTTTTCAGTAAGTTTATGGAACAAAAACTGATTAATGTCATCTTTCGTTGAAAGTAATTCTATCTCGTTAGAAAATTCATCGGTCAATTCATATAGGGTTCGGTCATATTGTCTATCGTAATATATTTCCTTCCCATTATCCTGTTCTAATTCACCCAATGTAGTGTATGCGTTCGATAGAACCCGATCACATGATTCATCGGGTTTAATAGGAGTTGATCCATCTTTATCTTGTTCAATGATTTGTTCATCATTCAAGAACAATTCAGAATTCAATAACATTATCACATTATTGTATGCCAACATGCCGTCTGTATTCATCATTTTTGTATATAATTCATTTGCCAAACGAGTTGTAGTTATAGATGGATAAGCGTCCGTTAACAATCCTGCGTTCTCACCTATAATAAATTTTAAAAAGTTCACTGTAAAATTTCGTTCATTGGGTATCGCATAGAACACTCGTTCGAGTCTTTTATAATTCTCTTTATATTTAACATTGAATTGTTCTGTTAGTATAGACAATACCTTGTAATGGTTGTAATTCACGTCCCGAATGTCTACCATAAATGGTTCCAATTGTTTTACGATATTATACACAGAGTTGTTGAATGTAAATCTGCTATATTCTCTTATGATGGTATTGGTTGGTGGTATAACTGCTTCCATGAATTGTTTGAAATATTCAGGTCCGGGGGTGTAACCTATTGGTGCCCTATAATTTACTATTGTATCCATTTTATTGTTCAAACTATATGTTTCACTCACATCAACATGTTTAATTCTCATGCCTTCATTAAACAGTTTCCAAAAAGGAAGTGTTATTTCATCTAGATTAACTTTATCGCAAATATTTGCGTGCCCGGATTTTACATTTGAAAATGGAACCAATGTCATAGGAATAGTTATCATTGATTTAATGTACATCCTATCCGCTGGAATGATGTCGACGGTTGAGACGTGTGTTTCACCACGAATCTTTGATAATTCACGGGTTTCCATTTTAGGTACATATTCATTTCCAACAAACCGTTTTAGGGACAATGCTTCGTCGTAGATAACATTTGACATAAAATCACCAGACGTATCTGATAATGCGAACATATTGACCTTGACATCACCTACATAGAGAACGTCTTCATCCGGCGGATATAGAGGTGTAAATTCTTTATCTATTCCACTTATGCGGTAATAATGTTTATTGATCCCATCGGGTACAGAATTAGAATTATATGCTTCCATGATATCAACTATATTTCCTTGACTGTCAGACAAATCTCCGGGTTGAATATCTCTATACACATCTATATCTTCACCAATTTCATGGTATATTTTTTTCTTATAGTCTGTCACTGGAATACACCATAGTAATTTACGATCTAAATTCATCATGGATGTCAATGCCGGTTTGTGGGAATCCGTTATTCTATCTGGTATACTGAGTTGATAATTACCGTCCATTACTGAAAATTGTTCACGTAACTCAGTATAACGTTCTATGGTATTTATTATATCGCTCATTATTTCTTGTGTGCGTTTATGTGTGGGTATTTTAGACATGAACCCATTAAGCATATCAGTTGTTTGTTTCTCAATTCCAAATACTCGCTCGGATAATGGTGCTGTAACTTCATATGATATTTTGCCTATTGTATCCCCGAATATAAGTCCACTTGGTATAATAATTTCAGGTTGTGGAGTATCATCTGGTTGTAAAACCTCATCTTCCAGTGTCTCGTCTGGTTGTAATGCGTCATCTTCTAGTGATATGGGTTGTAACGATACATCTTCTGCTCCATCATCGGGACGTAAAGTAACATCTGTCGGCGCATCAATGGGAAGTGGTATTTCATTTTCTTCAGCATAAATGGTTTTAATAGACGACTCTAATGGAATCCCCTTGTAACCGAAATCAATATATATCTTATCTTCTCCTATATTGATACCTATTCTATCCTCTATCAATTCGATAACTGTTCCGCTAACTTTATAGTCATTGTCAAATATTATGGTTATCATGTTGCCTGGTACAAGTTCATGTTGCCTAGCGTACCCTTTATCTTCGGAACGACTTGTTATGATGATATCCGTTACTCCAACCGATGTAAATATCCCATCGTTCATTTGTAACTCCACTACGGACCCATCTTCTCGTATCAGTTTTAATAATGTTCTGTCTATATATTCTATCATGAAATGAGAATTATTTAGACTCTCATCATCGGTTGTCATTTGTATAATGTCCCCCAACCTAAGTACTATATCGGGTATTTCTGATTCTGCCATATACTTAATATTAGTATAGATAAATATAACTATTATCTGTTTTTATATTATTACTTAAACATTATAATACACTAATAATTATATAATGTCATTTGACATTGGTTACATTTACGACAATGATGAATCAAAAGATGCGATTAACGTGAAACAATATACATATGAGAATAAGAAATACTCCATTTTGTCAAATGATAAAAGAACGGTTTCTAGGGAGCATGTGATGTCGGGTAAATGTATTAGATCTATGATAATGTATGATGGCAAAGTATCATGTGTATCGCCATTTAAATCCGTTACTATGAATGAATTTGATTGGAGTGCGCCATCTGATTTACAAATAACAAGGTTCATTGATGGTACAATGGTTAACCTATTTTATAACGGTAGTGAATGGGTATTATCTACCCGTAGTACAGTCGGAGGAAACGTATCATTTTTTAGAAGTGATACATTTGTTACATTTCGTTCCATGTTCGAAGATGCGCTATCATATGATTATGAAACTCATTCTGAATTTTATGACGGTCTTGATAAGGGTTGTTCATATTCGTTTGTTCTACAGCATCCAAACCATCGCATTGTCACCCCGGTTGAGAGACCCATGATCTATCTTATTGGTATATACAAAATACATGGTCTATGTGATGTGGAATATATTGATCCATTTGTATGCGATATGGCGTCTCGGATAAAGAGACCAGAAGTTATAATGATTAGCGAGACCCCTTCATCCGAATCCCTTATGAATTTATTGTCAACTAGCAACTATGATTGGAGGACAATGGGATTTCATGTACTTCATATGAAAAGTGGCATCCGAACCAAATGTCGAAACCCTGATTATGAAGACATGCGTAAATTGAGAGGGAACCAACCAAAACTACAATACCGATTTCTTGAACTTCTACACAACAAGGAAGATGTTGATACATTTCTAGAAGTGTGGCCAGAATATGTATATCATTTCAATACATACCGAGATAAATTACATATGATGTGTAAAACAATCTATGAAATATATACAAAGCGTTTTATAACACACGAAATCGAGTCCCGTGAGATACCGATTATCCTAATGAAAATAATATATTCACTTCATGGTCTGTATATCTCTTCAAAATCCATACCCGGACGTAAAGTAAAAATAAATTATAATGTTACATACAACCATATCATATCATCTCCTACCCCTCAGATTATGTTTATTATGAGTAGGATTTAATCAAATTGTTTCGATACAGATTCAAATATATTCACCAGTTCATCTATTGCCACAGTAATATACGAACTTATGTCACCTGGTTGATAACCAGGTATAAATCCAATGGTTATGTATGACATGTCAATGTGTGGATGTTCTTTACTAAATCCGCAAAATTCTAGTATTTTATCAGAAGATGCATAATATTTCTGATTGATGATGTATTCAAGTGCTTTACCGGTTGTGTACCCCTCGTTGTACAAGAGAATATCGTACCCATTTTCAAGTGTCTTTTCTGTTTTTTTGATAAGATTTGCTCCATTAACCTCCATATCGTTGCGCATTTTCATTAGTTTGGCATTGATCACATCGATTGACATTTTAACAATAGTTTTATTGTCATATTGACCTACCGTTTCTACAATAAAGTCAAACGAATTTTGTAGATAGTGTCGCTGACTATTCAAAATGTGCCAATCAACACGTTTAAATTCTATATCTTCAGGCGACATACCATCTGAGAGTAGTTGCGTATTATATTCCTGCCATTTTCTGTGAATGAGTTCCCTATCTGGTGTATTACCAAACGTTGAACACGAAACAACATTGAACCCGCCATTTTCTCCTCCTGTACCAAGAGATAGTTTAGCGGTAAAATGTATCCGTTCACCTTTCCCATCACTTGTGATTTTTGGGCGAAGTCGTATGACATCAATGTATTCGTTTGTGATAGGTGATGGTGGGAAGATTTGATCTCGTTCCTTTTCATTGACATACTCTTCTGTTGAAATATCTTTTATCCTGAAATCCTTTGTAGTGACGAATATTGTCGTATCGCTATTATTTGTGACATCAACCTCAATTTCGAATTTATCAAGAGGAAAGTCTGGATCTTGGATATGAATGGGTATACAAGACAACCGTTGTTTCAATATTTCATTATTCATTCGTGTAGTATTTGTGTGGATTTCCACTTTATTTTCAGAATAAGGAGATGTTCTAAATACAACGCATTCAATATCCGAAAGTATGGTTCTACGAATGGCATTTGCAACACTTACGTCTGTATCAGACATTGTGAATGTCAAAACATTCTCATTCTCGATCATGTTAATTATGCGACTATTCATGATTCCACTCATCTTATATGTATTGAGACTATACTTTATTTTATATCAATTTTACACAATAAGTTAAAATAATGATATCCTATCCTGCTTATAATATTATATGACAAGTGTCTTATATTATAGTAACTTTTGTGAAAACAGTAAAGAAGTAATACGATTAATTACATCAAGTAACAAACAGCATGAGATATATTTTGTATGTATTGATAAAAGAATAACAAAGGGCAGTGTCACGAAAATAATGTTATCAGACAATAAAACAACTATGGTATTACCACCCGATGTTACGAAGGTTCCGTCTCTGTTACTTCTTAATGATTCGCATAAGGTTTTAGTTGGGGCAGAAATAATCCATCATATAAAACCAAGTATTAGGATGGATTATGTAACAAATCCACCCAATGTGGATACTGCTGAACCAGAATGTTTCGATACAAATGGTAAATGGTGTGGTGTTTCATCAGATACCTTTAGTTTTTGGGACCAGAGTGATGCGGAATTGTCGGCGGAAGGCGATGGTGGGATGAGACAGACGCGATACTACGCTGGTCTGTTGGATGATTACAGAATAAGTACACCCGAAGACACGTATGATCCAGATAAAGTAAGTCAATCTGATATGGAGACAATTAAAAAAAACCGTGAGGATATATATAAATAAAATACAATAAATATAAAGATATTTTATTTAGATAATTATATGTCAAATAATAGTATATTCATAAAAACATTTAATGATCAATTTGAAGAATTTCTAGGAGATTTATGTATATTGTTTCCAAATGACACCGAGATAGAAACTCTTGCGAATAATATCAAAAGACTTAGGGGTGTTAATCCTGTCATAAGTATTAATGCATTCAAGTCTTATGTAACAAGTAAATATAGGGAACAAATTTTGAACAATGATCTTATGTTTTTTATCAATAAGGACTATGAATCTGATTTAGTAAATTCAAATATGACTACCCGAATCATGACCAAGATTAACGAATTGCGAGGACCCATTGGAGATCTTCCACAGGAAGAACAATCTAAGGTTATGAAATACCTGAATAATTTAGTGAAATTAACAGAATTATATAAAAAATGAATTTATTATTTAAACAAATAATTATTACTAAAACATAATGAATAATCAGGATGGTTTTGGGAAATTAATGAATGATATGATTATTGATCTATTGTCTGTATTTCCTGAATTAGACAATGAAACATTGGATAGTGATATTAGATTGTCGATGACTAATGACGCAGAAGCGATTTCTAGACTAAATGACTACTGTAAAACGGTTTATCCTGAGCGTTTCTTTGATATTCTATATGAAAACGATGATATTTTTAAAGCAGACGCAACACAGAATGTTCATTTCTTACCTGGTCTAGATTTCAGACCTATTTGGAATGATACAAACGATGAAAACAGAAAAATCATCTGGAAATATCTCAAGTTAATCCTATTTTCTATCGTATCAGATATATCAGATCAAAATTCATTTGGTGAAACAAGTAGTCTTTTCGAAGCAATCGACAAAGACGAATTAAAACAAAAGTTAGAAGATACGATTAAAACCATGAGTGAAATGATGGATGGAGATAAGAAGTCCTCGACTGGCGAAGAGGGTGAAAGTACCACATCAGAACATGAATTTGATGCCGAAGGAATGCATAGTCATTTAGAAGGACTTATGGGAGGTAAATTGGGAAATTTAGCAAAAGAAATAGCAGAAGAAACCACTAAGGACATGGGAGACATGTTTGGGGACGTTGGCGACAATCCCGAAGATCTTTTCAAGACAATGCTTAAGGACCCTACAAATATAATGAAACTTGTCAAGTCCGTTGGGACTAAACTAGATGAACGTATAAAGAAGGGTGAGATTAATGAAAGCGAATTAATGGAAGACGCAAAAAATATGATGGATAAGATGAAAGATATGCCAGGAATGGGTGATATTGGTGGGATCCTTTCTAAGATGGGTATTGATCCATCTAAATTAAATATGAACGCCATGTCGGCACATATGGAACGTGAAATGAAAAAGAATGCGACAAAGGAACGGATGCGAAAGAAAATGAACGAGAATAAACCTTCTGGAGTATATAAGAGTGAAAATCCATCCACGGAAGAATCCCAAACATCGGTTGATGAACTTGCTGATTGGATTGAGTCAACTGGTAAAACAAAGGTATTCAAGGTGGATGATGGAGCAGAACGGAGTGTGAAAGAAGATAAACCCAAAGATGATAAACCTAAGAAGAAGAAGAAGAAGAAGAAAAAGGATAATAAATAAAAAAAAGTATAATATATAATGACAACTTGGATTAATGACCCAACTATATTACTCAAACATGAAAACCTTGAGAAATTATGGCCATGTGATAAGATGGATAAGGCAGAGAAATTTAACGCAATGACCCGTCTGATATTATTCATAACAATTGCTGGATATATAGCAACTATGGAATTTAGTGTAATGTTATTAGGTGTCTTTGCTATAGGGGCATTAACCTATATATATTTAAATAAAAAGGATGAAAATGTTGAAGGATTTGATACAGTGAGAGATACTATCGTAGATGTATCAAAGACTATGCCGAATAATAATAATCCACTGATGAATGTAATGCCAGCGGATGTATTGGATAACCCTCGACGACCAGAAGCAAATAAGTCGTACAATAACGAAATAACAAATAAAATAAACAAAAGTGTCCAAGAATTTGTTTCTAATGAATTTGAAGAAAATGATAAAATAAAAGAAAAATTATTCAGAGATATAGGAGATACATGGGAATTTGAACAATCTATGAGAACGTGGTATACAACACCAAATACCCAAATACCAAATGATCAAAAGTCATTCACTGACTTCTGTTATGGTGATATGCAGTCATGTAAGGATGGAGACTCTATTGCGTGTATAGCACCTGGTAGTAATCCACCTAGATGGACAGAAGGTGGTAATCCATAAGTTATACGACAATAAAATATATGTTGTATATATAATTATGGCAATAAATGATGATTTTGTTTTTGATCAGACGACCAGGATTGGAACTGACGCTTGCGACCAATCTCAACAGAGTTTACAAAATAAAGGAAATATTAACTATATGATGGCGACATATAGACCAATGTGTCCATCGAATGATATAGTATCTTTCGCTACAAGACAACCCAATATAAATTTTTCGGGAAGTAATCGTGTAGGTATACATGGATGCAATATAGACACTGATTCCGACCTAATGATAAGGGATATGTCTAATAGTAAATGTAGAATTAGTTTACTGGAACGCCCTTATCTAACTGTTCCTTTCCTAGGAAAAGGAAAGGGCAATCCTACTCTCGAGTCTCAATTACAACAAGGAGATTTGTCAAGTAGTAGGAAAACATGTACAAACTTATCTGAAACATCCGATATCGACTATAAAAGTATTCCTTTGATTGATACGATTAGAAACGACATAACAAATCCGTCGAATCTTATAGAAAATGAGGCGGATGATACATGGATAAGAGGTGGGATGCCATCTAGAGAAATGAATAGAGACATTAAACATTATTAAATATTAAAGATTTAATACATTATATTATCAGATATAATGTATGATACCTCAATGTTATGTACTTATCAACATTTGAATGATGAAAATGAATCAGAGGACCTTTACAAAATACAATTATTACAGATATTTGGTGTTGAGAATATTGACAATATAACCGATGGAATCATGGATGGGGTATATGATAAGGTGTCAGGTAACAAATGGTTCATGTCCATGTGTGACAAAACATTTTACAACACATTCGGTACATCAATAGAGAATGGTGAACGAATGGGATTTGTTATTATGTTCCATCATGGATTATTCTGGATAACACATAAATGTATATGTGAAATTGTAACTAGTGGAGATGTAAAAAATGAAACAATGATGTTACTTGAAAATGAAAATGAAAAGAACAAGTAATTTAATAATATATCATGTATTTATAAATGGCATCCACAAGAAATGTAAATACTAAGGGAAACTATCTATTGGAAAATCACCAATATGAATCAGCGCAACTATACAATACATATAAGCACTCGTCATATGGGGAATCGTATCAACATACCTTACCGAATATAGGAATTACTCCATCAAGATTACCCAGGACAGCATTTGCTGGTAATTATATTGATATTGAATCCATGTTGCGAGGAACTGGTTCTACCAATATGGTAGACAAACCTTTTACGGTTGAACCCAATCTGAAATCATTGAGTAGTGAACATTTTATTGATCGCATCCCACTTATTATGCCTGCAAAGTTACTAGTGGAACCAAATCAACGACCAACTTATTAGATGAATATTTATTATCAAAAATAAATATTCACAATTTAATCTAAAAATATATTTAATTGCTGTAGGCGAGACCGCCCATGCCACTCATTACACGGAACACGTTGTAATTGGTCGCGTATACGCGGACCTTGGCAGTCTTGGTATCCTCAACGGTGGCGTTGGAGAGTACAAGCTGAAGGACAGCGTTGTCAATGCGCGAGAAATTGCATGTTCCCGATGGTTGGTGCTCCTCTGGGCGAAGGGCAAACGAGTAGACGTTAATACCGGTGTCGGGCGACTTGGTGTGGTGCTGGAATGGCTGAACCACACTGAAGTAACTTCCCTCGCGCTCGGAGAACCGGTCCTGACCATTGAGTTGGAGCTTGGCAGTGACAACGGGATTCTCACCCCAGCAATGGAGGTCGAGGGCAGTCTCGGCAAGAACAAACGAACCAGCATCACTGACAGTAGACTGAGAATCAGTTGTGGCAAGGGCGAACTGACCCGCGGTGGCGGCGGTGGTAGGCGCAACGTCTCCGGCACCAGCATCATTAAATAGACCACTGGCATCGATGTAAGCAGAGGCGGATGAACCAATAGCGGTCTCACTCGCGAATGCGGCAAGAGCATTAGGGAGAGCATCAAGAGCATCAGTGTAATTGAATGGCTGAGCACCAAGACTCTTGTAGAGGAGAGTACCACCCTCGAGCGAATCGCAATAACTTACGTTAGCGTCGGGTTGTACAACCCATACAAGCTCCTTGACTGGGTGATTGAGATTGAGACGGATCTTGTTAGACGACGAACCAACCGACTCATCACCAGTGAACTGGAGCTGCTCAATGAGGTACTCATGGGGGTTCTGCGCCATCCGGCGGCGCTCATCGGTGTCAAGGAATACGTAGTCAACGTAGAGCGAAGCAGCAACGAGCGACTGCTGGTAAGCAGTGGACGCCTTGGCGCTGGTACCGGTAGAACTATTAAGATCACTTACCGCCCATAGAACCTCGTCAAGTGGGCGAAGATCAACGTTAATCTTAACCTCGTGGTACTGGAGAGCAATAAGAGGAAGAGCAAGACCAGGGTTGCGGCAGAACCAGAACTGAAGAGGAACATACAGAGTGGTCTCAGGAAGAGCATTGCGAGGGTGCACACCTGTCTGCAGCACCGAAGCTGTCACATGGTCCATCAACATCAGCAGAAATCGGGTCAGTCATGTAGGTCAGCTGGGTGGTGTTGCCAACCATCTCACTGTATCCCTTCTTGCGGTCCTCGGGAGGGTAAGCTGATTCCAGATGTGCAGCCAGTCACCATAGTGGCGGTCGATACGCTGACCACCAACCTCGACCTCAACCTGACTGATCATCTGCTCACCTGGGAAATCAAGCCATCTCGCATATAGACCAGTAGTTCCACCGAAGCTCTGGTTAATCTCAGGAAGAGTGACCTGAAGGTAAGTGCGGTATGCGAGGTCACCATTTCTGCTGATACACATGTGACACGGCGACCAAAATCGGCTTGTCCATTGAAAGTCTGCTCGATAGACTCCATAGAGAAGTTGGTGTACCGGCGGTAGGTCACCTTCCAGAAGGTAATCTGGGGGTTGCCAGTTAAATATACGTCTTGTGCGCCATATGCTACCAGTTGCATTAGACCTCCTCCCATTATATCATAGGGTTAGAAAAAAAATTTGAAAAAAACCCTAAAAGGAACTATTTGATTTTATAAATGTTAATAGGTAATTTTCTTCGAAAACTTCTCGTTTACCATTATGTTTTTTAATAAAAATGTACTTATCATTATCTAAATTCACCGTCCATCCATCATGTATCGCCTTATATATAAATGACATTTTCCTTATTGTTTCATCATCGATACGCGAAGATTGTAGATTAAAATTTATATTTGGTTCTGACATATTATTTATGATAGAAAATATAATTGTTATAAACGATTAGAATTAATATAAATAGATTACCAAGAATATTCTTATATGGATAATGTTTTTGTACAAAAAAACAGTAAAAAGATAGATGCTTGTATCGTAACATTAGACAGTAAGAACCGTGACATTATGAATGATATTCATAGGTCGGAGGATATTGAACTTCCTATATTAGAGAGAGAAATGGAGGAATTGAAGCTACATATAAAAGATAGTGTCCTTACAATCGACGAGAGATTAGATATTAAGGACCGCATCAGAAATATAAGATCTCATATAAAAACCATCAAAAATAGAAAAAGGGATTATCTCCTAGACAATGCCGAACATATATTCGATTATTTTGAGTATAAAAAGAAAATTTCAGAGGGAAAAAATGTTAAAACCATTCTAACCGATTTTTTTAATGTAGATACGCGCGATGATAATGATTACGAATACAAGGAAACACTCAATAAATACATGTCGAATGTAGATAATTCCTTTATAGATCCTTCTAAGTATATATCGCCAAATGTTATATGTAAACAATGCAATTCGGGTGAATTAATTCCTGTTGAATGTGATGGGATACTGGTTTGTACTGAATGTTCAAGGACATTCAAATATTTGATTGATAATGACAAACAATCTTACAAGGATCCACCCAAAGAGATTTGTTGTTATGCCTATAAAAGAATCAATCATTTCCGAGAAATACTTGCCCAATTTCAAGCAAAAGAGACTACACAAATACCAGATGACGTCATTGAAAATATCAGGAGACAGATTAAAAAAGAGCGCATAGATATAACACAATTCTCTAATAAAAGGGCAAAGGATATATTGAAACGGCTTGGATACAATAAATACTATGAACATATCCCATTTATACGGGACAAACTTGGTATAAAACCCCCTATAATGGCACCTGAGTTGGAAGAACGATTATGTAACTTATTTATAGATATTCAAACTCCATATGCCAAATTTTGTCCAGACGATAGAGTAAACTTCCTCAATTATTACTATACTATATACAAATTGTGCGAATTGTTGGATCAACGACATTTCCTTCCATTCTTTCCAATGTTGAAAGATAGAGAGAAAAGAATAGAACAGGATGAGACCTGGAAAAAAATATGTGAAGAGTTAGGATGGGAATTCATCCCTACTGTATAAATAATGTGACTTGTATTCAACTCCGAAATTGTTCTATGTAGTAATGTACATCTCGTTCTGTTTTCAATCCAAATTTATTAACGATATATACAGTCACCATCAATTTCCAGTCGTCACATGGATCTTGTGGCGCTAGCATCGTAGTTTTAGGTAAATGTGAAATAATACCATCCAGGAATTTCAATTGGATAGATGGTTTAATGTCTGGCGGTGGTGTTGGTGTAGTGATCCGCATTGTTCCATCATCATGGTATCGGGTTTCTTCAACATATAGCAATATAATATCCGTTCCTGTTGGGAATTTATCATCCTTCCATTTCTTGATGTTGTTTCGTTTACGTATATACGAAACATATGTTTCACGCTTTAGAACAAGAGGTAATGTTTCATCGTTAAATTCTTCGCTTTCCCATCCATGATAGTCTACCGTTCCAGTAACCATATTTGTCGTCATTGCATTAATCTCTATACATTTTGCCGTTT